GGGTCAAAATTTGGCCCGAATTTTTTGTCGCCTATTTTTGAAATTAAAAGCTATTTTTCCCTGGCTAAAGTGGTTCTGCATAAGAAATCATATCTTCACTCGTTGTTGATCTAACAAATCTCAATACATTCATAAACTCTTGAACGGTATCACATTCTACAGTTTTTTTCTCACCACCCTCGGAGTACAGATATATTTTTCTTTTTGAAGGATCAATCACGCACTTTGATAACCAATCCTCTTCCATAAAAACTCCATTTTCTTGTACTATAGCACTATGTAGGTGATTTGTCAATTACTTGTTAATACTATAGACAGAATTGTCACCGGGGTAATCATTAATACTTGCTCCTTCATACTCCGGAATAAGTTTTTCAATATCCTTTCTTTCAGCGAACACATGGAAGAAACAATTTATAGGGAGTGCTCCTTGCGACTGTAAGAATATATTTTCATCATCCCATCTTTTAACGATTATGTCTTGATGCACACCGATTGATTGTAATTGTACAGTTATTGAGTCGATATCGACAAGATCTTTCCAATATTTTGGTAAAACAATTTTTTTCTGATTTTTTAATCGACCACGATAATACACAGCAGACTCAGGGCCTTCGATACATATATGTCTCAATCTATAACCATTTTTGGTCGGATGAGGAACATCAAATGCTTTTGCACCTGATGATTTACCAGTCGCAGTGCTTACGCTTCCAACAAAATTAGATGCAGTGATTGTTCCAGTGGCTTTTATGTCTCCGGTTTGGTCTGTATTTCCTATGATGGTAACATCACCTTTAACAAATAAGGCATTTATTGCACCCGCATTTCCATCCTTTCCAATCATCACAGTGCCTTCAGCAACTGAAAAATCATCTGAGTTTCCAACCTGCAATGGCCCTTCAATGTATGCAGAGTGTTTTACTCTACCTATACCTTTTCCTAATGCATTCGGTGGATTAATGTTTTGATCAGCAATTACTAATTGACCATTGTTTACAAACACCTCATCAAAAATAAATGCCATTTTAACCTCCGTAGTTTAAATAATTAACTGTGTTTTCAGTGGCGATGGACATTCCACGAATAAATTTTGCCATAAAATTAATCGTGCAATTCGACTCTAATTTTAAAAGAGTGCTTGCACTTATATGCATATTACATGTTGCTTTTATATTAACATCTTTTGCCTCCATGTCAAGTTGAGTAGTTGCCTCTATTGTTAATGCTTGATTTGCTTTGATGTTAATATTTTTTCCAACCATGTTTATATTTCCATTCTCAGCAAGAATATCAATATCCCCTGAGATCGCATTTACAAAAATCGCAATCTTTTCTGGATTGACATCCTCTCCTGATTGAATCTGAGTAACTCCGGGTGAAACTAATGTAGTATATCCTGGCCGTGTACCATCTTGATCCATCGCATAATAATGTCTACCATCAAGAGCAACAACTTTATAACTTGATGTTACATCTTTCTCTAATCCAATACCACCAAATTGCACAAGAGCGTCTTGTGTTCCTATCGCTTGCGTCCAGTAATTCTTTTTCTCTGCCATGACTAACTTTTTTTATATTTAGTACCCATATCCACCACCTCCACCTGTGTCAGGGGGAGTGTAAGGTGTTGGATCAGGCGCAGGACTTGGAGTCGGATCAGAAGTTGGTGTCGTTGTAGGAGTTGAAGTTGGTGTAGGATCTGCAGTTGGAGCTGGAGCAGTTGTGAAAGTAGATGGTTCAACCACATCAGGTTCTGCTGTTATTACATCAGTTGTTACAGTCGGTGCAGAAATCTCTTCATCAACTCTTTGAACTCTCGCAACAGGAACATTTACTCCACTTATACTTGCTTCTCGTGTTTCAAATACTCTAATGTCTGTGCCTGATTTTGCAGATGTTCCAGCAAACTTTACTCCATTTTCAAAATATACATTTCCATAGTATTCTTTTCCACCTATGAAACCATTTACATTCAATCCAACAAGATCAAAAACTTGAACTATGTCAGATATCACAGGTTCAACTGGAACAGGATCTCTAACAACATCAAAAACTGGAGTGAAAGATGCATTCACACCAGTCTTAGTTTTCATTCTTATTGAAGGTAAGTCTGTAAAATTACCTGCTTTTAAAATTTTTACACCTGATATTTTACCGAATGGTTCACAAACATATGATAATTGAGTTCCATTTGCAGGTTCAATAACTATTTCATCTACACCACAATCATAATTTATTCCGGGGTTGGCAACTAAAACATCTGATAATTGTAAGATAGCAGGATATTGTGGCACTGATGATTTGGGAGGTAAATACCCAGATCCTGTTTCATTTATAATGACTCTAACCACTACTCCATTCAATATTTCTGTTGTTAAAACTGCTCCTGAACCATTTCTACAAGGGTCTATTACTTGAACAAAAGGTGGTGTCTGGTATCCAAAACCACCACTTATCAAATCCACAGCAATTAAATTACCAGAGGAATCCACCACAGGATTTGCCTCTGCACCGATTCCCCCACCACCAAAAAATTTTAAGGCAGGAGGGCCACATGGTTGAGGGCCAACTTGACATGGATCTGACCTCAGTAAATCTCTTATGGTTAAATTGTTTACTTCAGATATTGATAAGTACTTAACTTTTTTATTACCATCAATAAAAATGAAAACTGTCTCTGGATTTAATTTTTCATATGCATTTGCGTCAGCGATTGATACACCACTCACATATCCATCGTCTGTGATATATCCAACTTTTATATTATCTAATGATATTGATTCTATTGACATTAAAATTATGGTTTTGTAAAACTGTTTATCGTGAGTGTATCTAGATCAGGTTCTCCTCGATTTAAACCCGCAAAAACATCAGATACTCCTACCATACTCTCACCGTTGTCAGAATCTTTAACTTCACCACTTAACGCAATTTTCTTTTGTTTTGAACATTTCTCCTCTTTTGTACATTCTAAAAACGCTGCAGTGGTTGATATAAAAGTTGAAGCAAGTGCCATATCAAAATTTAAACCACCTAAAGCACCAAATCCTCCAATGTCGATTCCTGATATTGGTAATCTCCCTCCCAAAACATTTGTTAAAACTTGTGGTGCAAGACCACCTAGATTTCCAACCGCGTTTGTGAGTCCTAACATGTTACCAGTTGTTATGGCATCAAAAGTTGCTCCTACTGCCTCCATAAATTTAGGATCAATGCCTAAAGGCGCAGATAATGATGAAAATGCACCAACTATATCATTATTGTCCAGAGATTGTATCACAGAGGAAAGAGCACCAACACCTTGATTACTACCTGATAAATCAACTAAACTTGTTAATGCTGCAGCATAGTTACCAGATTGAAACGCGGAGGAGATGGCACCCGCTTGATTTGCATCAATTCCAGCGGAGGCAGCTAAGGCAGCACCTATACCCGCATATAGTTGACCATTTTCAAACGCAGTTATGACGTTCTCTTGAGTTAATGAATTTGACAATCTGCCTTGAGGTCTTTCTCCATCAGTGGAGGTAAGATCTATAGCATCATCAAATCCTTTCATAATATCATTCATTGTGCCTGACATGATATCTGCAAGTAATGCCTCTGTTTCACATGCAGGATTTGGATAATAATATCCTTCAGGTACTGGAGGAGGTAATAAATCATCAGATGCTCCTCTTCGTTTTAATGATTTGCGTAATGCTGCTGCAATTAATCTCGCAAGATCACCTTTTATCTTTGAAAAAACACATGCTAATTTATTTTGTGCTGCAACATTTTTTTCGAGTTGTTTGATCCTATCTAATATACTTTTATCTTTCTCTGAATCTTTAGTTTTCTCATTTAATTTTTCCAAAGTATAATCATGAACTTTTTTCATGATCGTGGCAACCGGAAATGCGATCAAACTAGCTGTGTCTGTTATTAATTTGGTTATATTTTCATTTACTTTTTTTGAAGCTGCAGCATCTGGATATTGATTTAATTTATCTGTTAAACTTTGAAATCCATTCTGAAAATTTTCCATGATGGTGGAAATTTCAGATAACGAATCATTATCTTTTGGACAAGAAATATGTTGAACTCTTTTTTCTATTTTTGATTTTTGGAAATCATCGATAGTTAGCAAAAGTGTGCCATCTCCAGACTCTCTTAATAGATTATTTTTTTTAAATTTTATACAACTATCTGATGTTTTCGTAGTGCCATCATCCCTATAAGCACTTTTTGGAGCGTACTTAGTTAAATTTTGCCCTAATTCTGGTATCTTAGTCTTCTCATTATTTCCAAGCACTCCCATAATAATCGGAACTTGTTCATCGTTTCCATCTAAAAAGAATCCGAAGACAAACATTCCCTCCTTGATTCCGGGAGTTTGAAACGATCCTCCTTGACCACCACCCCAGACTGAGTACATGACTTGAGCCCAAGGTAATTGATCATCTGGTATTAAATCACCTTCATCATGGAGTCCAATGATTCTTACTTTATATCTGTATCCCCATCCCGGCACATCCTCCGGACTTTCATATGATGTATCTTTTATGTTGTCACGCCACGATGAGGAGTCAGCGACTTGCCCTAACCACCAGTGAAACTGACTCCCAACAAAACCGGGATTATAAAGATTGTTTGCTTGATCCATTAATCATCGTAAACTAAACACTCTGGTTCATCAGGATGCATGTCACAGAATAATTCTAAACAGTTTGGATCATGATGATCTCCTGCCTCGATTTCATCATGATGATGATCTACATACTCTTCGAGTTCATGTAACTCATCGAGTGTGTGTCTTCTCATTGGTTCAGAAGTGTTTGGGTCGGCAAGGATCTCCTTGTCTTTTTGAATGTGGTCTTCGATTGATTTCATTTGCTTAATTTGATCCTACGTTTATATTTATCTATTATAGCACGATTAAGTCACCATGCCACTATTTTTAGGTTTTCTTCCTAGTGAATCTCTTACTAATCCAAGTTTCGTCACAACATTTTTTGAGGCAAAAGTGTGAGTCAAACTAACGATAAGATATTTACCACTTACCATTTTATCTCTAGCTCCATCAGTTTGTTGATTTAATGATTTAGTGTCTATTTCAACGGTGTCTCCCACATGTAGCGATAAATCTAGTCCAACATCGATTTCACACGTCAAGAATGAAAATTGATTATATCTTCTTACTGCTTGATTTAGAATTTTTTCAGGTTCAAAAATTTCTTCACTACTTAAATCTAATTGTTCATCTACATCACCAGTGGGAAGAGTGCCTGTATCTTTAAGAAGATAAGTTGTTCTTGTTGGAACCTCAGTAAATTTTTTATTCAGTTTCGGTAAGTTTTTTGCGGCTAGCGTGGTTCCTTTTTTTGTGTCATCTGCTTTCTGAATTATCTCTTGAAATTCACAATTAAAAGGATCAAACAAAATTAATTTTGTATGATATGCTCCCATTCTTAATTTTTTATTTGCAGTCAAATTATTGTTTGGACTATACTTAAATATTTTTCTATCATTATTTTGTGTATCAGTTGTCTCATTATATACAAATTTTGCTTTTGCATCTTGAGAAAATAGTGAATCAATAGATTTAAAATTAAATTTTAATCCTTTTGAATCAGATGTTTGATAAAAAACATAACCAGCAGTATCACCAGACTTACCATCTTTATTTGAAAATGATTTCTTTGCTAACCATTTTAAAATGTATAAGGGTTTTTTACGATTACCAATGAAATTATAGTTGTTTGATGTCTCTTGAATATTTTCATCTTTGATTGTTGATTTTAAATTTTCTTTTAGAATTTTTCTAACATGTTGATCAATTCTTCCATCATATCTTATTTTTACAAGAGAACTTTCCAATTCATTACGAATAAATTCCTGCGGAACAAGAGTAAGTGCTACATCTTGAGTTTTAGTATTAGTGATGAGGGGTTGTACTTGATTTACATTAAGATTTAATTTTAATTTATGGCCATTTTCTTCACCATTTTTAGGTTTCAATTTTTTCAAATCCTCTAGTTCTATTTCAACATCTTCAGTTCCAACTATATTTAAACCTTCCAATAATGATTTACCATTAAATTTTCCACCAGTGTCTTTGTATGTGAATGTTGCCTCGATGGTATCTCTGAACAGGTGTTCTTTGTACGCGAATACCGTAGGATTTGCATCCAATAAATTCTTTGATTTTTTTTCATTTTTTTGACCATCAACATCATTCGGAGTTATCTCTGCTTTTTTTATGTTGACCAGTGCTGAAGTGATCTCTTCGTTAGATCTTTTCATATTAACCTCTTGCGTAATGATAAGAGTAGATTGAGTTATTTGTTTCCTCTTCACTCACTATATTAATAGAAGACGGAGTTTGCTGAGTGTTTATAGGAATTGGGATTGGGATAAATTGTGCCATGACAGTCTGTGTTCCTTCATAAGAGGCAAAGTTTCTTAACACCTCAAGTGATTCAAATCCTTTTGCACTATTTAAGTCTTCAAGGAATCCGGGTGCATTTTGTCTGACAGCCAAAGTGGAATCTGGATCAATAACAAATTCACGATAATGAACAGCACCAGCAACTTTTCTTGAATCACCTTTACCAGTAAATCCACCATTTCCAAAAGTAATCAACCCTTCTTTTACTGCATTTTTAACAGATGAGCTACCAACATCTGATGTTTTAACCTTTGTATCTTTTCCTTTTACCATATCATAAACAATTCCACCTAGTATATCACCTCCAATTCCACCGATAATTGAACCGATAATTGGGCCACCAAAAGGTACAAGAGGGGGGATACTTCCAATCAAAGCACCAACAAATCCACCAAGTATTCCACCAACTGCTTTATATCCTGCTCTCTCTGGTATCTCACCAAACAAATATATGTCGAGCAGTAATCCAATCAAATCACCAAGAAACGGAACAAGTCCTATGGTTTCACCCACTGCTTTTCTAAACATTCCCTTTGCACCTTGTGTAAAACCCCTCAATGGGCCACTTGTAATTACACTAGCAATCTTATCAGTTTGCTTAGTTGCAAAGTCAACCATGGTTTTATCGACACCTTTAAAAAATTCACCTGCTTCAAATAAAGCACTTCTTCCTCTTTCAAATAAAGATGGATAAATTAAATCAGGCATGGTGTTTGGAAAGAACGAACGTGCAGCAGCACCAACATTTCGATCACCTGTATTTGTAAGATTTTCTGAAATAAGAATGGTTGCTTTATTTGTTGTTTCTTTCAATGTATCTGATAATACTTTTTTAGATAATGGTAAAGCATCATCAAAATCTGCAATCAACTTTTTTAGATTTTTTTGTTTCATTAAAAAATCTTCAAGTGGAAATTTTAAAGATTGAGGGAGTGTTTTTCCCTCATATACTAAATTAAATATCTCATCAAGATCAGTTGAATATTTTGAAAGTTCAGATAAAGCTGACTCATATACAAATACACTTTCTCTCACTGCTCGATTATACATAATCTCTGTAATTTGTTTTGAATCAACTTTACTTGCTAATGATAACAAATCACTTTCAAATGAAGTTGTTGCTAATCTATAAATTTCTGCGGGAGATTTTAATTTGTTTTGATTCAAAAATTTGTAAACTTCATCTACGGGTACGGATTGTTCTAGTTTAAAAATATTTTTTAATAATTCTGTATCAACTTTTGGAATTGTGCTTACTTTTGGTTTAGATTTGATAAAGATAGGTGTTTTTCTTAACGGCATAGTAAAAGGCTTTACTGGATATTTTGTTGGATCAAATGTTGTTTTTCCTTTTAATAGTTTATCCGCTTTTGTCTTAAAAGAATCTGAATCCATAATACTTTTTATAGTGGATTTTCCTTTTGATCCTACCTTTGACTTTTTAAACAATTCCATTACACTTTCTACGTCTCCACCCACACTTGAAAGTGTTTGCATCGCACCCGCAAAAAGTAATGCATTAACGAATGTGTTTAAAGCAAATTCAAATCTACCAAATTTAGCTGTTATTGTTGCTGCATCTAAACCTTTTAAGGTAGACCCTTTAAAATTAAAAGCATCTGATATTTTATCAACTGCTTGCACTCCAACCTTAAAAAAAGTTGATAGAGCACCGAATACAGCAGTGGCCATTTTTTTTACAGGTTCTACAATTCTCCTTAAGAAATTAAGTAATCTTAATAATTGGGGTAGAAATATACCAGACAATCCGAGAATAGATTTAATAATCCCACTTATAAAATTACTTCCTTGTTTTTCAGGAGAGTCTCCTTGAACATTAGTTGATTGTAAACCCTCTAAGTCCTCCTCCCTTTGTCTCCTCATTCTGTTTTGTTCTTGCTGTCTTAATATCCCCTGTCTCACCTTAACAAGAACAAGTCTCTCCTTTAATAAACTATCAATTTTTATTAGATTCCTCTTGATTGTAACAACATTTCTGCCTGTTGCCATGCGATCTCGACTAAGCAATTTATTATTATCAATCATCTACCTATACCATAAGTTGCTAATACATCTTCATCTGCTGATAGTAAATTTACAGAAAAATGATCATTAATAAATGTCTCTGAGTTATTCTGAGATAATTGTTGAAATGCTTCACTTAAATTGGGTGGAGGTGGAGTGTTGTTGCTCCTCATAACTGGAGTGCCCGGTATGTTTCTTTGTTGAGCACCTGTCAACGTTCCATCAGCAAGTGGTTGTGGGAAAGCAAGATCCATTAGTAAATCAATAATAGGTAGTTTCTTAAGTAATCCCTTCCCAAGTCCAAGCATGCTTCGAGTTGATGGATTCATGCTCCTACCAAAAGTTCTCGCATACGCACTTGAACTCATTTTAATTTGATCTTGTCCAAATATAGATTTACTTCCAAATTTTTGAATATATCTATTTGGTAAAGAACCCGTATCAAGTGTTCCTGCTGGATTTGTAACACGACCAGTTCCGGGTAATCCTTTTAATAGAGACGGATTTGTATATGTTCTTGCGGTTGATATATTTCTTGTTGCAAATCTAGTCCCCCTACCTCTCATAGTAGTTCCTTGATTTGTTCTTCCACTAAACACAGGAGTTCTTATTCTTCCAGCAGCACCCGAACTAACTTTAGTCTGTCCGAATGGATTTAAAGATCCTCGATTTAATCTCCGATTTAAAAATCCTCTTATACCACTATTTGGAATTATGGTTCCAGCTTTTGATGGAACAAATAACTCAGTTGTTTTGTTTATTGATCCGTCTGGATTATCTCCAACGATGACGGGTTCATTCTCCCCTACATTTCCACCTTTGTTTAATCTTCTTATATTTTTAAAAAAACTGGTCAGATCTATCTGTTTAGGAATTTTAGTTCCTAAAGGGTCATACACACCCTTTGTTGATGGAGCTGCTTGAAAAAATCTTTTTGGTAAAATCTTTTTTAAGTTACCTAAAAAGCCAAGACCACCGCCACCACCACCTAATACTGATCCAAGTAATAATCTTCCAGTCAAACCTACCAAGGTTGACATTAAACCTGTTGCTGCTATACCAAAAGCAACTATTCCTGCAGTTATAAATCCAAACTTTGTTGCAAAAAAGTCTCCTATCTTTTCGACGATAGCACGATTTTTAGGATTTGCTAAAAAATTTAAAAGTTTTATTAAAGGTCTGCCTAAAAATATTGTTAATATAAATCCTAAAATTCTTGTTAGAAATCCAAGTAGTGGTGCTGCGATTTTTTTAGCAGTGCCTTTTAAAATACTTTTTACACTACCACCAACGCCCTCTAGTCTTTTCTCTCTATTTCTTCTCTTTTCATTTTCATATCTTCTTTGTAAATCTAAGAACTGTTCGTATTCAAATTTTTCTTGTCTCTTTAGAGTTTCTAATATTGATCCTGTTAATGTTTTTATCTGTTCTATATTTGCACTTTCTGGCTGATTTAGAAATTTGGATGCAGAGATTTTCCTCGTGTTCTCACGAATCGGTCTACGAAATCTCCTCATTTGATTGAGAAAGTTTTCATATACTGGAGAGGTTTCATCCATTACTTACTTGGCGTTGTTGTTCTTTGAGTCTTTCCTCTTCGAGGTGTGCTTGTAATAATCCAACATAAACATCTCGTTCCCAAGGCATCATGTTTTCAATCTCAGTCAAACTATATTTATGGTATTGCATCAAAGAAAAGTTTAATCTAAAGTAATTCTCTAGATCCATGTGCACCATAGCTAACCGAAAAAAGACGCTAAACCCTCAAGCACAATATCACTCTCAACTTTTGTATTAGGGTTTGTTATTTTAACGGTGTGAGATAATTTAGGCATTGATTCAAAAAAGTTTTCAATTTCTTTAAATTGACTTGAGTTCATTGAATCTAAAAATTCAGTAATCTCTTTCTTAGAACAATCAGCAGCAGCCCAAACTTCATCTTCATTATAAATTTTATCAATACATGACCCAACTAAATCAAAAGATTGTTCCATGGGATTTTTTGATAAATCATTTGGATCAAAATTATTTTTAATAAACTCATTGAGAGATGGATACTTAAGTTCCATCATGAGATTATCATCAAGTTTTATTTGCTTAGAGTGACTTTCTGGTTTTTTAACTTTTATGTCATCAAGGTTAATATTCACAGATACTTGAGTTTTTTCATCGTCAGGGCATGTGATGTTGACAGCAATGTCTTCACCTACAGATTTTCCACGAATATTTAAAAAGAGATATTCAATGTCAAACGTAGGGAGTGTTTCAACTTTTATACCTTTGGTTAGAACACACGCACGAATCACTGCTTTGATTGCATTTGTGATTTGTTTAATGTCTTCACTTTCTAATGCGATAACAAGAAGTTTTTCTTCTTTTACTAAGAAAGGACGGTATTGTATTGTCTTACCTGTTGAAGGTAATTCAAGCTCATAACTTGGTGTTGCAATTTTTGGTAATGGCATAATATGACAATTCAGTATATTATATAGCAGGTTAACCGAAGAGTGCGTTTACAAATCTTGGAATAACTCCTTGTGGTCTATCTTCAATAAAATATCTGGTGTAAGCCATTCCCACAGTGCATTTAAGTAAACCAGATGTATCATAAGAAACTGCCATTGAGTTAACACCAAGTGGAAAACAATTTACAAATTTATAAGTCATTATTTTTGTCTTTCTTCTTTCATCAAGATTTTTTTCAAACTTTGTGATTTCTAAACTCCCTCGATAATCTTTTGGAAACTTAACTCTATAATTAAAATTTTCATTTGATACTTTATTGTCACCTAAATTAGTTGTATTTGAAATATAATTCATCCATGATTCAAAAAATCTTATTGGTAAGTATTGATCAGCATCACAATAAAAAGTTAAATTGATTTGATCATCATAACCTCTACGATATACATGTCTCTCTCGAACACCAGTATAATTATTATTTAATTCAGCAGTTAGAAATCTTGATCCGGGGAGTGATGCCTCAGAACACAAAATGTTTAGTCTTCCTTGATCTAAATTTAATCCTAATTCTTGTTGATACTCTTTAAATCCATTTTGTGAAAAAGAAATACTCACCTGAAAATGAGAGGTAGTTGCAGGATTGAGCAACTGCGCTTTCACTTGAGATAAAGATTTTCTCTGTGGTTGGATGATAGCCATATATAAATATAGATTGACCTTGTATATTATGTAGGAAAGTTATGGGCGAGAGCATAAAAAGTAAGTACACTCCAATATATCCAAGCAAGTATCAGGGAAACGCAAAGTATATAATATGCCGTAGTAGTTGGGAAAGAAAATTTTGTCAATGGTGTGATATGAATAATAGTATTATATCATGGGCATCAGAGGAGTTTAGCATTCCATATGTTTCTCCAAAAGATAATCGAGTTCACAAATACTATCCAGACTATTTGATAAAAGTAAAAGAAAAAAATGATAAGATCAAAACTTACGTGGTAGAAGTCAAACCATATAAGCAAACAATGCCACCGAAAACACCAAAAAGAAAAACAAAATCATACTTAACTGAGTGTGTTACCTATGCAGTCAATCAGGCAAAATGGAAGGCTGCAAAAGAATTTTGTGAAGATCATCGTATCGAATTTAAAGTTGTGACAGAGAAAGAACTCGGAATCCGATGAGTAGACTTGAAGGTAATAACATAAACAATCCAACGAATGATCAAGAGGACATGATGTTAGAAATTATGTCTCTCTTAAATGATACTGTCACACCTGTTCCTGATGTTGGAAACTTTTATACCTTCGTATATAATCCAAAGACTCCTAATATAACGTACGATCAACATCCATTGATAGCTTGCACTGACATATTTGGTTGGGGTTTTCGTGGTTTAAATTTTCACTGGAGAAAATATCGTAACTACACATGGGCAGAACTCGCAGGACAGTTATACATCGTACAACCAGATGAACTTGATGATCTTCTTGCAATTCCTTATGCTAAGTTCCTAAATAACTAAAAAGGTCGATAAAAATATGTCAGATCAAACCTACTCATCAAAACCCCAACAAATACAATATGTTTTTAGTGATAAAAAAAATAAAACAAGTTCATTAATTACAATGCCTGTCACAATAAGTAACAAATATACTTTTGATGATTCTGGTGTAAAACTTATAGAAGTATTTGCATCTAATAAGGATGGATCTGATTCACAGAAAGTTGGAATTATGCAAAATGGTTACTTTATTCATAGTGATGACGCAAAAAATGTTACTTTTACAAATAAGGACGGAGTTACTAAAAATTTTACACAATTAGACAGAAATGAGAGTGCAGCAGTGATGTTGACAAGTAAAAATATTAGCTCACAGGGAGAGACATTAAATAATCTTGGATTACTTAATAGTAATGAAAAAAGAAATGAGTTTTTTGATCAAAATGGAATGAAAAACAAGAAAGAACGTGTTAGTGAAGGTCTTGATGATTTTAAGTCGGAAAGTGCTAAAGAAAATGCTCTATTGCTACAAAAAAGTAAAATAGCTAGGAAAGAATATGGTAACTATTGTTATCCATTAGAAATGAAAAATACAAATCAAGACAGGTTAAAAATAACTGTTCTTGAATTTGCCCCTCAAGATTTAGAAGCAAGAGAAGAAAATACATTCTCAACTGAACAGAGAGTGAAAATTGAGGATGAAGAACGAATCAAAGGATCAGCGATTCTTCCAATACCGAATGGTGTGACAGATCAAAATGCAGTTAAGTTTGGTAACGGCACATTAAATCCTTTACAGGTTGCAGGTGCTCAAATAGCACTCAATACATTACTAACTGGTATCGGACGGGGTGGTGAAATATTGAGTGAACAAGCTAAAGCAGTTCTTGGAGATCAATCCACAAGTGCTGCCGTAGCAACTTTACTTACGTCCTTAAGTGTTGGCACAGATCCAAATAGATTATTGGCAAGAACACAGGGTGCAGTATTTAATAATAATTTATCTCTCCTTTTTGATGGCCCAACTTTAAGACCATTCAATTTTAACTTTAATGTAAGTCCAAGAGATCAAAAAGAATCTATCGAAGTTTTAAAAATAATAAGAATGTTCAAGCAGTCAAGTGCTGTTCAAAGAACTGATAATGGATTATATCTCGGCACACCTAATATTTTTAGATTAGAGTTTCTCTCTGGTGGACAACCACATAAGTTTTTACCGAGAATAAAAGAATGTGCTCTTCTTACTTTTTCAACAAATTATATGCCAAATAATACATACATGACATATGAGAACAGTTCAATGGTGGCATATAATTTACAGTTTTCATTTCAAGAACTTGATCCAATCTTTAATGATGATTATGACGAGATTGATCTTGATGGTGGTGAATTTAAAGATGGTGATGTTTTTGCAGGTTTTAATCGAGGAGAACCTGATCTAGATACACTCACGATTGACAGTTTTTCTAATGATAATACAGCAGACTCAGGAGGTATAGGTTTCTAATGTCTAATCCTTATTTTCGTAACCTATCAGAATTTGATTATGTGAATCGCACAGAAGGTGGTAAAAATAGTGGTGATTATATAAGAGTTAAAAACTTATTTAAAAAAGGTGTACTTAGAGAGGACATATTTCAAAATCTGTCATTTTTCACAAAATACATCATAAGAGGTGATGATCGTCCTGATAACGTAGCAAATGAAGTTTATGGTGACTCAACTCTTGACTGGGTTGTTTTGCTCGCTAATAATATAACAAATATTCAAAGTGAGTGGCCAATGTCTCAAGCAGATTTTAATACTTTTATTACGGAAAAATATGATAATGAAACAGTCATTTACTCAGGTATTCATCATTATGAAGCTGACGAGATTAAAACAAGTGGTGGTGTGGTTATAATTCCCTCTGGTTTAAGAGTTGGTGTTGGTCAAAGTGTGAGTTTCTATGATGACTTATTGGGGCAACAAGTAACTAAGACAAACATTGCATCACCCATAACAAATTATATTTACGAAGACAGATTAAATAATGCAAAAAGAAATATTTTTACATTAAAACCTCAATATCTTCAAATTGTATTTGATGATCTTGAAAATATCATGCAATATAAAGAGGGTTCCACTCAGTATGTGAGTGAAACCCTTGCTCGTGGAGATAATATTCGTTTATACGATTAACTATCTGCTAATTTTTGAAAGTAGGATAGTGCATCATCTTCATCAGAGTCAACAGTAGTGGTTGCTGCAGGAGTTGCTACTGCTTGAGTAACTACTTTTTCTGCAACATCAAGACCCTCACTTTCACTCTCTAACTCTTCATCAGGGATGTAACGATTGACTGGCTTTTTGCCAA